ATGCATCGATTTCCCCGCAATTGGCCTGCAAGGATTCCTCCGCCAGCGCCCGCGAAAAGATGAAGCTCATTCACTATTTCCTCACTTGTTCGATTGCTTCGCGCGCTGCGCGGATGGGGTTAGGCGGTCAGGACGGCGGACAGTCGCATTTGCTCGGCCACTGCTTGCAGTCACGGCAGCGCCGCGGCATCCAGCCGAACATCAACCATCGACGACAGAACTGAGAGGCGCGATGGTGGCGCGTATAGCCGACGCAATCAGCGTAATCAACCGATGATGCGTCGCATCGCTTGCATGTCGGCTCGCTCCAGCCATGGTCATGGTCGTAATACTGAGAGTCATAGTTCGGAACGCATCCGAACCACCAACAAATGAATCGACGCAGAATCTGTTTCATGTCTATGCCGGTAACGTAGTGGGTCAGGCGGCGACCGGCTGGCCGGTAAGCAGCCATCCGATGTTCGTGCCTGGCAGCGATTCGATGATCTTCACGATCGAGTCGAGCCCGGGCTTATAAACTCCGCTCAGGTAGTGCGACAACATCGACTGAGAAAACCCAGTGCGCTCGCAAAACGCCGTCAGCGTGATCTTCTGGTGCTGCTCGATCGCAATCCGTAGTCGCTGGCCGAAGGTGCTCATGCTCGCCTCAATAGAAGGGTTTATTCGTGTGGCGCATAAACGCCGTTTATTCGTCAAACAGATAGGCGCACCACCTCGCCTCCAGCGAGATCAACGCCGAAGCTTCATCGGGGGATATTTGGCGGGTGGTGCGTGGAGGGTTAGGCTGCGTGTTCAAGCTCGACGTGAGCTGCAGCCGCTTCGATGTGACGGATGAGTGATGCACAGATCTTCGGGAAGTCTTCTTCGAAATACAGCTTCGCAGCCTTATCCGTAGCTGCATGCTTGAACCCAAGCGTCGCCAAACCTTCGACTGTCAGCGCGATCGGTGCCAGCCTTTCGTTGATCTGCCCGAGCCGCAGTGACGGTGTACCAGTCGACGCAGCGGGGGCTACCCACGGTGCGGACTGGACCTGCTTCGCCGGAGCGGCTACTGGCAACGGCTGGGCGATTGCTGCCGGCGTCACTTTCGCTTTCTCCGCTTCTGCCTGCCGGTGCTGCTCAACTCGCGTCGTCACCGCAAGCTCGAAATCATCGACCGGCTTCTGAATCAAGGTCTGCAGATCTCGGAACAGGAAGCCATGAGACTCACCGTACGGCTTGTACCAGTCGAGCTTCGCGCGCAGATCGCGGGCCGCAGCGTCGGCTGCAATCTTGCCGTTAGACAGCGCCGTGTCGATCGCATCGTGCAGGCTTGCCATCGTCCGCTTGTTCTTCGCTGCACCTACGAAATCGGGCGCAGCTACCTCAAGCCTAACGTCACCAAGGCCAAGATTCGCAATCAACGCGGCGCAGTGATCCACGAACCGTTTGCGGCCACCCGCAATGATTGAATCCTTAACCTCGGTCTTGCGCTTCGTCACCAGCTTGTCGAGGTCCAGTCGGACTCGGCGTGCCTCGGCGCTGATATCGTCGATCGTCTTGAACAGTTCATCGATGCTCGACGTCTGGCTAAGGGCATGCTCTTTTGCCGCCTTGAGCCGAGATTCGACGTCTTCACACCATTTCACCGTCTGTTCAGCATCGGCAAAGTGTTGGTCGGTCGTCAGTTCGCGATTGATGCCGCCGAACACCGCCAATGCGTGCGCCTTGAAAACTCGAAGGTTGCTGTGCTTGACGACGCCGGTGATTTCGATGTGCAGCGCCGGAAGCGTTTCCGGCGTGTGGCCCACGGGCTTTGCTTCGATGACTTGCGGAACGTAGGCGGCAAGGTCTTTCTCAAACTGCACCCAACCAGCGATGAGTCGTTCAAACCACGCCTGATCCGGGTAGACCTCCATATACTCCATGTTCTCGCGGGTGCCGTCCGAGCAAACGAAGATCACCTTTTGGGCACCGGCTACCAGCATGATTTGCTGGCACTGAGGCTGGTATTCTTCCGGCAACACCTTGTTTCGTACCGATTCAGCCAGCGCCGCATTCCACTGCTTGTGCTCGAATGCGATCTCATCGTCGAGCGTCAGGCCGTCGCACGAGGCCGACAGCACGCCCAGTGAGCGCGTCACCGGATAAAGATCCTGCCCGATCAGTTCTTCGATGATCGGACGGGCCAATGCCTCGACTTCATGGCCGTAGTCCAGAATGTTCTTCTGGACCCAATCGCTGAACTCCTTTGGGTTGCCGGTGTGCTTCATGTGTAGCAGTTCCGTGCGCCTTGCCTTCGTCGAGATCCCGAGCATTGCCGCGGCTTCTGACGCGCCGAACTTCGTAAGGCGGAATTGCGCCCATTCATCCGATCCCTGGATGAGGTCATGTGTGATGCGCTCAGTCATTCTCGTGGCTCCATGAGTCCAGCATCAGTTTCTGGTCTTCGCTGAGTTTGGTCTTCGTCTCGATCATCTTGACCAACTCAGCGGGCGTCTTTTTCTTCTCGACGATCAGCTTTCGCCATTCGGGTGACTTCTTTTCGAACTCGTCGGCAGAACAAACCGGAATCACCTTGGCTGTAGAGGTGCCTTCAGACGATCCACCGTCGCCGCCCTGCTCCGCCTTGTTCTCCATCACCGATTTCCACGTCGCTTCACCGTCCTTGATGGCGCCGTAGATGCCTCGCAAGTCGACCAACTCAGTCGGCGAGCACGTGTCGAGCGTATGTCCCAAGTAAGCGGTCAGGTCGGCGGCTTTTACGCCGATTTCTGAGAAGGCATCTGCGATCCGTTTGCGCTCTGCACCCGGGTCTCGAGCGGCCTCGTCCATACGCACAGCCTTGATGATTTCCTCGGCTTCGTCCTGAAGATCGCCGGGAATAATCCGCAGACCTAGCGTACGCACAGCCTTCGAAATTAGGGCACCGCGTTTGTTTAGCAGATCGTCATCATTGGCCGGGACGGTGTAGACCATCTTGCCGTAGCTATTCTTCCGGACAGCGATGTATGAGCCGTCATCTGCCGGCTTCGACCGCTCGACCGTCTTCGACACTCGCACATCAAGCGGATAGGTCAGATTGGATTCGAGGTCCGTCACGCTGACGCAATGGATTTCCTTGGCGTCGTCCTCAAATGTCATGGACGTCTCGACCAGAACGTTCTTCATGCAGCGCAACGCGACTTCCACGAAGCGAATCCCGAGACCCTCGACACCCTGGCCGATCGGCTTGCGGTAATAGGCGCTCTTGTTGTGCGCGAAGGATGGGCGCTTGCACTCGGCCATCAGATCCTGACGAACCTGATCCCAGTTGCGCGGCTGACGCATTGCCATCACATAGCGGGCCTCGACCATGGCTTTCGCTTTGGCTGCGATAGCGGTTGATGCAGTCTCTACCAGCGCGGTAGTGGTTTCCTGTGCGCCGAACTCCTGACGCGTGGTAAGTGCTGTGGTCATGCCTGTTCCTCAGTAATCGCCGTCTCAACCCGCACATACGGATACTTTTCGGGAAACGGCTTGATGTTTCGATAGAAGTGACTACCGATCGACTCGGCACCGCGGTGAGCTGTGAAGTCTTCCGCCGTCACGTTAGCGTAGTGATAGACCGCTCGCGTGCCGCCCTTGAACTGGATAGCGAGGGTTTGCGTCTCGGCGTCATAGCCGACAGCCAGAATTTGCGAGGACTCAACCGAGTCCATTGCAATTTGTCGGATCCTCATGCGGCCTCCCTCTGTTGTTCCTGCCACGTCGCGAACCTCGCCTCGTACACATCGAAGTACCCGGCGAACGTCTCGCGCAGCTTTGCTTTGTTGATTGGATCTGCTGCGTGGTAGCAGTAGACAAGCGATTTGACGAATTGGCCGCCGCACATCTCCATCAGCTGGAGTGCGCTGTCGTAGTGATGGGTCATCGCGCACTCCCAATCGGCACATGAAAGCAATTGGCCAGCACTGCAACGACAAACCCAACAGCCGCGATAGCTATTGACGTGCGCCATGGGTAGGCGAGATACAGGCGGTCTAGCTCACGAGTGAATCTGTTCATCATGAATTCCTCACACAGGCTTCAACGAACATGTAGATGCAGAGGCCTACAATCCCGATGCCCGACACAATCAGCGTTGCCGCATGAAGCGTCGGCGTCCTGCGAAGGTTGCGCATAAGCTCGTTGTCGTTCTCGGCACGGTAGAGCGACATGGCGCGGTCTGAGATACAGACGGTGTAGTCGTCTGTTTGCTCAAATGTGGCGCTCATGATTGAGACTCCAGTTCGCGCAGATCGGCGCGTAGTGACTTGACTTCCGACTCTGCGTCTTCGGCGCGCTGAAACTCAGCATTGCCCCAGTTGCGGAGTGATTCGTTCGCGCTTCGCAACTCTTCGAGAGGCGAGCGGCGCCCATCAAACAATTGCTGGGCGTTTTCAGACTGCCGCTGCAAATCTTCGACAAGATCGGTCAGGACCAAGCAATCAATCTGGTCGGCAATCGCGTTGATCCGATCAGCGACGCCAGCAAGCACCTCAATTACTGCGTCGATATCGGGACAAGTGTTGCCGATGGGTGCGTTGTCGCGGTACCTCATCGCCCCACCCCTACTTCATCAAACAGCCGCACATGACCAACCGGCATCGCATACCGCCTAACCGCCGTCGCCAGATCGTCGTCCTTGTTGTGCTTCCAGTCGCTGAATCCCGCTTCCCAGTCTTCTTCTGGGGAGTATTCGGGTTCGTCGTCGTCCGGTTCTTGCGGCGTAATCTTCCGGTGCAGCTCGCTGTTAAAATGCTTGCCCACGGTAGGACTCCTTCGTATTGTTGAGAGTGAAACCCTCAGCGGATCGCGCTACGCCAGCGCCCTACGCGACAGTTACCGGGCTAACGCGATATTTCTCCCAGCACAACGCGATCCGCTCATGGCGCCCTTACGTGGGCGAGTCGTCCGTCTCTCACGGCACCGGCTTCTAGCAAATACGACAGCGGCCGTCGCTTCGAATCTCAATCAAACGGCAGCAACCGCCGACGAAACCTGTGCCAGGCAGCCTCATCCAGAGCCCGCTGAATCCGCATCTGCTCGTCGAGCCATGCACGGGACATGGCGATCCATTCATCGAGTTGTTGCATGGCGGATCCTAGTTGAACCGGACAGTTGCGCCCTTCATCCAGCCGGAGCAAACAACGCCTTCAACAAATTGACCGGATGGTCCGCGCGCCTCAAATCCGGTGTGGAACGTATCGTTCTTATCGCAACCGAAGTACGAATAGCCGGTCAGCTTGATGTCCTTGAAGCCAGATCCCTCAAGTGCCTTTCGCGCTGCGGTTTCATCGGTGCAGCCGGCCAGCGCAATCAGTGCCAAAACAATCGCTATCTTTTTCATGTCACCACCTTCTGCGTTACCGCATCAATAAAACCCTGAACCGACTTGACCGCCCATGCAGTCTCATCGCTGATCTCGATCCCGAACTCGTCTTCGATCGACATCGTCGCCTCAAGCAAGTCCAGCGAGTCGAACCCGGCTGCGTCGAGCGTGTAATCGTTCGGCATCTC